CAGGTGTTTGGTACTGAGGTAGGTCGCAAGATGTTTGGTGATAACTTCTGGATTAAGACAGCACTCAAAGATTTAGTTGGTACTGAACGCATTGTTATTAGTGATGTTCGTTATCCTAATGAGGCTGATGCAATCAAAGCGTTAGGCGGTACCATGTGGCGTATCAACAGACACAACCATCCCGCAGTTAATGGTCATGCATCTGAGCATGCGATGGATATGTATATGTTTAATCATGTTATCTATAACGATGGAACACTTGATGACTTAAGTGATGAAGTATTCATGTTGGCTAAAGAGTTGGACTTAGATAAGTAAACTGTCTTAATACATAAAGAAACCCACCAGAGACAGGAGAGTATCTGATGGGCTTTTTTATGTTCACCAACCCTATGCGCTTCCCCTACACATGGGCTGATGAACAGTCGTACTATAAACCTGCATGCGTTGGGTCTGCAACTTCTATACCCAACTCCTTACGAATCTTGGCTCGCATGGGTGGTGTCGTACCACCCCATACTCCCCATCTTTCTGAGGCTATGCCCCACTCAAGACATGCTTCCATGGCTGGGCAGTCGGTGCACATGCGGGTGAACATGCGCTCCTCATCGGCGCTGAATAGTTCCTTGGCTGGGTAGAACACCTCGGTATCCACACCTGCACACACAGCACCCTTAAACAAACTTGGGTTATATCTTAAGACATATTGCATTAGCCCACGCTTGCGATTGTTGCGTGGATTGGTGGTCTTTCTAAGTAACTTGTGGTATTTAATTTCCATGTCTTAATACCAACCCTTGGCTAACCAATGAGCGTATGCTCTACATACTCCGCCTGTTTTTCCATAGTGTCTATCTATGTAAAGCAAGCCAGCATCTACTTGGTGGTAACCATTAGGGGTTGGTTTTATTTTTAGAATTTTCCATGTCTTAAGTTGTAACTGTGCTATACCTGAGGCACCGCTTGATTTATTGACAGCCTTCGGTCGCCAGTTAGATTCCTTTGTCCACAATTCATGCAGACATGGGTACTGTTCAAGTTTATCTTGCTTGGCAAGTTGGTCTATGGCATAGCGTTGGTAATCGTTCTGATAGTAAGCAATTAACCTGCCATGTGGTGGCATGATTACTTCCTGAACTGGTGTCTTAAGAACGAATAACAATCCGAATACTATGGTCGTTACAATCCACAGTCGGGCATGAGGGTGTATCAGTCGGGTGAAGTTAGGCATTGGCTTCTAGTTCCTTCTCTGCTCGGTCATGTAGGTATGTATCTATTGCTCGTTCTTCTTGTTCTAGTTGTGACTTAAGACACACATCACATTTCTCATACATATAATGCATGGTTCGTGGGTTCTTAACAACTGCGCCACAACCTAAGCATTGAATCATAAAGGTAGGCATTAGTACTGCTCCTTTACTTCCACCTTGGTGTGTGCCTTGGCAAAGTCCAGCGTGTGATACAAACTGTTGTTCTCATCATCATCAGCCCAGTCGGGTGAAGATACAAAGCGTGCCTCACTATCAAGCCATGTTGCTTCGTATCCATCGTGGCTATCCCAATGCAAGATAACTCTGTACTCCACACCTTCACGAGTAAAGGTTATGTCTTTATCGTATGCTGTTTCTGTCTTAAGTACTGCTCCTACCTCTATCATTGTCTGTCTCCTGTCTTTAGTTTGTTTTCGTACTGCACCATTATCCCATGCCAATAATCAAAGTCCTCGTTATTGGTCGTGGCGTTTCGTTGTTCTCTTGCCCGTCTTGCTAAAGCGCGAGCCGTTATCTGTGATGGTAAGCAAGGCACACAATAAGGATAGTTGTTACCTGCTTCCTCTTGTACCTGCCCTTGACTATCTGCCCATGCGGTGTCATCTTCGTCAAGATTACCCTGACATTTGTGACATGAGTACTCAGCCATTAGTTACCTTCTGTCTTAAGTACTGAAAGCAATGCTTCAAGATGGTCAAGTGCCTGTTGCTTACGCTTATAGTTGGTACCTAACATTTGGTTAGCCTTCTTAAGTGTGCTCCCATTACGGGTCATTTTCATACCTGTCTTAAGTTCTAACTTAATCCATGATACGAGGCAGATGAGGACATACAAGTCCACACCCACCCCTCCTGCGCTAGTCATCTCACCGTTCTCGTTAAAGTCCATGTGCTTATGACCTGTTGTTAGTGCTTCTATTGTGCGTTCGGGTAGCATTAGTTATCTCCTGTCTTAAGTACGAAGTTATCTCCGTAATCGTTTGCTTGTGTAAGTATCCAGCCTTCACGCTGTAACTTTTCAATCTCGTACTCATACTCTTTTGCTGTGCTGAATAACCCATTGAGTAACCAGCGTGTTGTTTCACCTTGCTTTGTTGCTTTAATTGCCATGATGTTCTCCTGTCTAGTTGGTAGTGATTACTCTGCCACCTGTTGGCATAGTAGGTCAAGCATTTGTAGTGTGATGTTCGTCACTTGGTAGGGAAGTAACACTCTGTCATTGTATTAAGACAGAAATGGTCATCTACCCACCACACATGACCCGCGACCCAATAGATACCAGCGAGTGCAATCATGGCGGGGATAATGACTAGCACTATCCATCCTCGGCGTGTGAGTTTCATTTCAATCCTTTCGTTGCAAGGCTTGATGCAATCAAACGCAAAATCTTTTTGTCTTTATCGCTTAAGACATAATCTTGTGCATGTTGGCATTGGTCAAGGGGAATAAGGCAGTCTCCGCAAATGGTCACGATGCCACCGCCGTAAGTTCTGTCTTAATAACTGAAAGTGCTTGGGTGAGGGTCTTGATTGTTTTGATGTCAAGACTTTCAATCTTTTCCCATGAGTAAACCTGCTCGCCAGTCACTCGCTGAATCTCCTGACATAGGGTCTTAATTGCTGGTGTTAATTGCTCGCGCTCAAACTTGCGGGCAAGGTGGCGGGCGTAGCGATTGGCTGGGTCATCGTAACTGTGACGGGAACGGCGGTCATCCGTTAGGATTTTAACCGCTTGAATCCACTCACATCTAATGTGATTAAGTGGTACCCACATTTGCTTACCATTTTCGTTCTGTATTAAGACATCACGAGTTTTCCAATTCTTTTCTTGTTCTGTCTTAAGTTGTGTCTCCACAACTGTCACTCTGTATCGCTTCAATCCTTCGCCAGTCTTGGCATAGGATTGGCTTAGGCTGTAATGGTCATCACGCCAGTTGGCTGTGGTGTTCATGTAATACGCCTTGCCTATGATTAGTTCTGCTCTTTTCACTTTCATCTCCTGTGCTTGGTGGTGCCAGTAGTGCGGGGGCTTTCCCTGCTCTACCTTGTGCCCTAATGGTGGCATGAACACCGCGTGAACTCAATCATTTAGGGCTGTGACTTTGGTCACATTGTGTCTTAAGAACTAACGCTTACAATCCTTACCGATTGCTTAAGACTTTCGGCAACTCTGCGGAACTCTGCGAAATCTTCGGCGCTGAGGGTGTTCTTACTCTCAAGCCCTGCCCCGCTGTATAGGTGAAATGTAATCTTCATGCTGACACCTCTGCTTCTGTCTTAATACCGATAAACATTTTTTCTCCATCGCTATAAGTCCAACATCCAAGGTCGGGATTCCAAAGGTAGAAGTATTCTTCTCCCGCGTTGAAGTTTTGCACCCAATCGGTCACGCTCTCAAAAGTGCGGGCGTTGTCGGTTGGCGTGTTGTATGCCCCCGCTTTGGTTTCTTCTAGTGTCTCCATTAGGGAAGAAAATCCACCAAGGGCGATAAGTTCTTCTGCTTGTGTCTTGCTGTTGTAGTTCTGACTTAAGCCAGCACCTACCCCTTCAAGGTATCCATCCCAATGACAGTAAATCGCTTTAACTGTTCCATCTTTTGACCTTACTCCTATTGTGCTTCTTGTTCCCATCTTTCTTTCTCCCGTCTTAATACACAAGGCGAGTATTTCCCGCCTTGCTTGTGCCCTAATCGTGTCGCGAACACGCGCCCCCTGTCAAGGGTTTAGGGCTGTGACTTTCGTCACATTATGTCTTAATACATGTTAGCGGTACTGGTCTACTAGGTCGCTTGGTACTTTGTAGAAGTTGGCGTGGTCTTGTGAAACTGTAATCCAAAATCTTTCTTCTTCTTCGTCATCTTCGTCAGGGTCTGCCTCTGATTCGGTCATAAATACTTCTGCGATGTCGTTGATTTCGTAACGGCGTATCTTGTTACCCATCCCGACTTCTCCGATGCAGATTTCTTTATCTCCTATCGCTTCGTCTGCCTCTACCGCATCCGTTAGCGCTTCAATGAGTTCGTTTACTGTCATGTTCTGTTCTCCTGTCTTAAGTCATAAAGGGAACCGCTCCCCTTATGGTCTTGCTTGATGTAATTCTCTCACTATCGGCGGTTGATTCCTACCATTTCCGATGTGATGTTCGTCACACCTAACCCTCAACTTAAGGTTGAGAGTTCGTGCCCCCGTTGGATTGTGAATCCGTACCCTTTCGGCGGGGGCTGTCTTATGTCTTAAGACACCGCCACGAATTGACAGTCACAAGAATCACAACGAACGCCCGATTTGATAACCGATGCGCTGGCGCGGATTATCTGCTCACATGGACATTGCGCCTTGATGAGATTGGTATTGCGACCCTTTGGCTTGGCTGTTCCCTCGCCTGTCGCTGTGAGTTCCAGCGCCTTGGCTAGGATGTTGAGCGCCTTCTTCCAACGCTTTGCGCCTAGTTCTGTGAGTTCTGTTGAGGCGTGTCCTTTGCCTTTGATTTCTATTGTCTTAAGACCTAACGCCTCGGCTTGAGTCTTAAACTTTGCATTGTGGTATTGGTTTGCGCTTGTGTCTTGAATCCCATTTGAGAAGTTAAGAGAGTGTGCCACTTCATGGATGAGAGTGCTCAAAAGTTCTTCTGCCGTTGTGAAGTGCTCAAGATTGAACGCGATTTCATGGAACGCCTCACCTTGTGCTGTCCATGGTGTGAAGTGAGTGAAGTGACCTTTGCGACCTTTGAGGGCGCGGGTCACAAGGATTGTGGCGCGTGGCGCGCCTGTCTCCTCTTTGATGATTTGGTGAGCCTGTTCTAGCGCTACCGCCAAAGTTGAGAGATTCTCCGCCTTTGCTGTCTTGCCTGTCTTTGCTTGTGTTGCGTTCATGGTGTCCCCTGTCTTATCGCCGTTGTTGGCTTAAGTCACAAGATACGCGCCCTGTTCAAGCGCTGTCAATGGACAAATCGGACATCCGCAAATTATTTTTGTGAGTTGCATCACATCCCCGCTTGTGAGCGTGTGTCTCACATTGTGAGATTGCATGTGTGCGCTTGTGCTCAATCTTCCCCGATGCCCCCCGCGATTAGGGGCGAGGCGCTAGTAGTCGCCTCTCCTAGTGATGGCAAAGCAAAGCCCTAGCAAAGCCCCCGCAAAGCAATCAAAGCAGCGCAAAAAGTCTTGTAAATAGAGGAGTCTTTGCAGGGTCTGCGACCCCAGGGTTTTAAATATGCGTGTGTATGTGTGTATGTGTATGCACCCACATAACTTTGATAGGGTCCGTCATGTGTGCGCTGACCAGCACTTTTACCGTAGGCTATGCCGTAGGTAAAAGAATATAAAAATACTTTAAAAACAGATGTCCAATATAGTGTCTTTGGACACCTAATACTATAGTGTAGGGCTACACATATTACGCCCTACCGCTTAGTGCTACAGGGAGCCTAAGGCTCCCCCCTATATTAAGCCCTAACCTTCGGCTTCCGCCTTGGGGCTACAGCCTACGGTTAGGAAAGGAAAGCGCGAATCTAACATATAGCGGATTCGCTACTACAGCCTATGGAAAGAAAAAGAGTTACTGCTGCATCCCAAAAGTCGGATGCCATAAAGAAGCAGATTATTGAATTTTTAATGGAAGGCTACTCCGTCCAGAAAGCGATGGATGCTGTCGGTCGGTCAGTTAAGACCTACGAGTATTACCGTAAGACAGACCCATCCTTCGGTCTACAGATTGACAAGGTACGGTCTATGACCGCCCGTGGAGAACTACAGACTGGAACCGTTGAGGTACCTCCGTTCCCTGAGTTCTCAATGAAGTACCTAGGGGTAGAAGTTTTTACCCATCAAAGACACTGGGTAGATTTGTTGGAAGGTACACCCCCTTCCGATGTACACCCAAGCATCATATATGAGCCTGGCGACCCAGATTTAATTATTATCAATACACCGCCTGAGCATGCAAAGTCTACGACCATCACGGTCAACTATGCTCTCTACCAAATTTGCCGTAACCCAAACATCCGTATCTTAGTTGTATCTAAGACACAGGCTATGGCGCAAAAGTTCCTGCTCTCCATCAAGAACAGACTCACTCATCCTCGTTATCAGGATTTACATTTAGCCTTTGGACCTCCAGGTGGCTTTGAAAAAAACTCTGATTCGTGGAAGCAGGACTTAATTTATCTATCCTCCGAAGCCCGTAACTCAGGTGAGAAGGACCCAACAGTACAAGCCATTGGTATCCGTGGACATATTTACGGTGCCCGTGCTGACTTAATTATCATGGACGACTGTGTTGACCATACCAACGCCCATGAATATGAAAAGCAGATTGACTGGATTCAATCCGAAGTTATGTCTCGTATTGACAATGACGGAGGCAAGTTACTTGTCGTAGGCACTCGCCTTCGCCCAAAGGATTTGTACTCTGAACTTCGTGACCCTATGCGATACCCAGATGAAACATCACCATGGACTTATTTTGCACAGCCTGCGGTATTAGAATTTTCCGAAGATACACAAGACTGGGTTACCCTCTGGGCTAAGACCAATATGCCACCTGTATCAGGCAAAGGCATCCCAGATGAAAACGGACTCTATACCAAATGGGATGGCGCTGCTCTACATAAGAAGCGTGGGCGTATGTCTCCTAATCTGTGGGCAATGGTTTACCAACAGCAACAGGTACACGAAGATAGCGCTTTCCCTTCCGAGGCTGTCAAAGGTGTAATTAACGGTGCTCGTAATATCGGTCTTATACCAAAGAATAAATCTGGTAACCGCGAAGCGGGCATGGATGGTTTAATTATTGTTGCAGGTCTTGACCCAGCGATGGCTGGCTATACCGCTGCTGTATGTCTTGGCATTGATGTCAATACCCAGAAGCGTTATCTAATAGATGTATCCAATGTCCAAGGCATGAAACCAGATGCTATCCGTCAGTTAATAAAAGACTGGACTGACAAGTATACGATTTCTGAGTGGCGTGTTGAGAAAAATGCATTTCAAGCAATGTTAACTCAGGACCGTGAGGTACGGGAATACCTATCAGCGAGGGGTGCCATACTTAAAGAACACCATACTGGAAACAATAAATGGGATACTGACTTTGGTGTGGCATCTCTTACTACTTTGTTTTCTGGTTATGACGAAGGCACAAACCTTATTGAGTTCCCATCTACACATGCTTCCGAAGGCTTAAAGGCTTTAATTGAACAACTGGTTACTTGGTATCCAGATGCTCCTAAATCACAAAAGACAGACTGCGTAATGGCTTTCTGGTTTGCAGAACTAGCAGCACGCGACAGAGTTGCTAACGCAACTTACTTTGCTCGCCGTCACGCTGCTAATTCTATGTTCCACACTAAGTATGACAAATCCCAACAAGTCACTGTTAACCTCGGTGATTACGCTTACAATTAAGATAGGAGGTGAACATGGCACTTTCAGTTGAAGAAATTAAGAACCATTATGACCGTTACCGCCGTATGTATGACGACCGCGACCAACGCATGAATCAGGTTCTTCAAGTTCGTCAAGGAAAGATGCGTGATGTTTACCCTGACCTTTTCCCCGATGGTCCTTTTGAGAACCCTATCGTGGCAAACATGGTTGATATTGCTGCCCGTGACTTAGCAGAAGTGATTGCACCTTTGCCATCCTTTGGCTGTACATCAACATCAATGTCTACAGAGACTGCTCGTAAGAAAGCAGATAAGCGTGGCGAGATTGTTAATGGCATTGTAAATTTTTCTGACCTACAGACCCAGATGTTTAATGCTGCAGACCGTTATGTTACCTACGGTTTTGTTCCAGCACAGGTTGAAGTTGACCTTGATGAGCGCATGCCACGCATTAAGTTCTTTGATTCACTAGGTTCATACCCAGTTGTAGACCGCTATGGTCGCGTGACTATGTTCTTCCAGCGCATGAATAAGCCAACAGAAGAACTTATGGCTAAGTATCCAGAAGTAGCACATCTTATTTACGATAAGAACAACACTTCTACCATGTCTGAGATTGTTCGTTTCCATGATAAGGACCAAGAAGTTCTATTCATGCCTAACAAAAACAATTTAGTATTAGACCGTGCACCAAACCTTATGGGTGAGTGCATGATTCGTATTGTTCAACGCCCATCTTTGGATGACCAATCCCGCGGTCAGTTTGACGATGTACTTGCAATTCAAGTTGCCAAGGCTCGTTATGCGCTTCTTTCTCTTGAAGCAGCAACCAAAGCAGTACAGGCTCCTATTGCGATGCCTTTGGATAGTCAGGAGTTAGCCCTTGGACCAGATGCAATTATGCGTTCCAGTAAGCCTAATGAGATTCGTAGAGTACCGCTTGAACTTCCTAATAATGTGTTCGCACAGCAAGGAGTTCTTGAGCAGGAACTCCGTTTAGGTTCACGCTTTCCTGAAGTACGAGCAGGTCAATCAGATGCTTCAATCATTACAGGTCAAGGCGTTAAGGCTCTTATGGGTGGATTTGATACCCAGATTAAAACAGCCCACGCAATGTTTGCTCGTGCATTTACAGAATTACTTGGTCTTGCCCTTAAGGTAGATGAAGTTGTATTTAAAAGTGAAGAAAAAGAACTTAGAGGTATCTACAACGGTACACCTTACAATGTTAAATACCGTCCAGCCAAGGATATTGATGGTGACTACACCGTAGATGTTCAATATGGTTTGATGGCAGGACTTGACCCTAACCGTGCATTAGTCTTTGGACTACAAGCACGCGGTGATAAGTTAATTTCTCGTGATTTCCTACGCCGTCAAATGCCTTTTTCTTTTAATGCTACACAAGAAGAACAAAAGGTTGAGACAGAAGAACTACGCGATGCCATGAAACAAGCAATTGCTTCATACGCACAAGCGATTCCAGCCCTTGCAAGTCAAGGACAGGACCCGTCAGACATCTTACGCAAACTTTCTATGGTTATTAGCCAACGCCAAAAGGGTACGCAGATAGAAGAAGCAATCCAGATGGCGTTCGCACCACAGGTTCCCGCCCCTGCTGCCTCTGCCCCTGCGACAGGAAGTCCTGAACAAGGCATGCCAGGTGAGGCTGCAGCAGGTGGCGCGGAAGGTTTACCTATGGGTCTATCAGAAACTGGTCGTATGCAGGGCATAGCCCCTGGACAAATTGCACCAGGCGGTCGCCCCGATGTTCAATCACTACTTGCATCTTTAGGTGCACGAGGTGAAGCAAATCTACAAGCAACGGTCGCACGGCGACTACCTATCTAACGGGAGGAGGGTAAACCATGGCAAACACAAGCACAGCAAAACTTCCAAACAACCAACCTGGCAAAGGCTCAAAGCCTGCTAATCAGGGTGGTGCAGGAAAAGCAAATGTACAACAGCCTAAGAACACTGGTATGCCAAAGGCTTCAAAGCCTGGCGCAACCGTCACAATGTTCACAAAGCAACCAAAAGGTACACGCGGTTCAAAGTAATTTTGCGCAGTTGCCACCGTACAGCAACTATAAATAAGTGGCGAACTAAACCTGAGTATGTTTTTAAACTACTCACTAATTTTTAATAGCGCTCTTATAGCGGAGGATAAAATGGCAGAAGCAAAAGCAACTAATATGAAAGTATCAGGCACAGGTGGTGCAGGTACTGATGGTCAACCTGTACGATATATGTCAGGTGGCGAATACGGCGAAGGTAAAGAAAATTTAGAACTTCAATCATCAGCAATGATGAATAAGTCTGGTTCTAACCCAACTCCTGCCTCTGTTGGCGCAATTCGTTCTGCTGTAAGTCAGAATCAAGATGTTATTCCTTTAGGTGCACCAACAAACCGTCCAGATGAAGCAATCTCTGCAGGTGCTGCCATGGGTGCAGGTCCAGGAAGTGGCGCACTTGCATCATCTGCAATGCTTGCAGCGCAAAATGACCAAGATATTGCCAAATTGGTAGCACATTTACCTGTATATCGTCAGATTGCAGAAGGTCCTAACTCATCCGCAGCGTTTAAGAACTGGGTTCGCTGGTTAGGAACACAGGTTACGACACCAACAGGTCAACAATAATGACTTGGTATAACAATGTTGGTAAAATGGCTAAATCTTTTGCCGATTTTACAGGTGTACCAGGACTTATCCACGATATGGCTACCTCAGGTTCTAATGATGACCCTTGGTATGTAGATGGCATCAACTTAGTTAAAGATGTTGCCAAGATTGGCACCACTCCTGTGCGTGGTGTGGTTAAAGGTTTGTTTTATGTGGGCGAAAAGTCCTATGAAGCAGGCGGTATAGCACGCCGTGGCATCACAAATGGATTGATTGAATCTCCATTGATGTACAACAAATTTAAAAATAAAGATGAATCATACGAAGATTACCGCCTTCGCGTAGATGCCAAACAAGATGAAGTCTCTCTTGGTCAAGCAACTCTTTCACTTCTTTCTCCAGGAAAGAACTCAGGTGAATTTAATCCTCACTTTGACAATGACTTTACTGCTCGTAACTTCCGCTTTCTTTCATCTGGCTTTGATTTGTTTGACCCAGAGGACCGCAAGATAGCGTTTGAGGACCAGTACACAGGCAAGTTTATATCTGGTGTACAGGATTTAGCAGCATCTACTATCATTGACCCATTGACCGTTACTGGTTTCTTTGGTAAAGGCGCAGTCATTATCTCTAAAGGAATAATGGCTGAAAACATTAACGGTAAGTTGGCTCGTGCTGTATTTGGTAAGTACACAACTAACGAAACTATTGCCAGAGATATTGATAAAGGTCTTGAATACATCAATACACAAGGCAAGTCTGGTTCTCGTAAGGCTGCCGATGATATTGCTTTTCTTGCAGAATCTGATGCAGCACAACAGGCTGGTTACTGGGCTAAAAAGAAAGTAACTAACGCTGATGGTATGGCATTTCTTTTTGGTAAGGCTAGTAGTCCAGAAGAAGTACTATTAACATACCGTGCAGTACTTGGTAAAGACCCTAAAGCACAAGCATTACTTGCACAGAAAGACCCAGAAGTTGGGTTAGTTATTGACGGTTTAAACAATGTACCTCACCCACACCGTGAGTTAATGAACGGTAATCTTGAAGGCGATATACTTGTTTCACCAGAATACAACGCAGCAATGGGTACTTATGTTTCAGACATGATTGCTACTTCACCTCGTTACCGTGCAATAATGGAACAAGTTGCCACAGGTCGTGAAATTCGTGAAGGTTTTGGAATTGGTCTTGCTAGAGGCAGCGCTATCAAAGCAGCAAGAAAAGAAGCATCTAGGGCATTTGGTGAACCAGTAGTAACTATTCTTCAAAAAACATCGTTACACCCAGCCATCCGTGTTATTACAAAACCAATATCAAAGGTTGGCGAATACTTCCGTGAAGAACGCCCAAGTGGTGTATTCCATGTAAACGATGCAAACTCATACCGTGAGTTTAATACTTTTCTTCGTGAGGCTAATGACCTTAGTGGCAATACCTTTGGTCCACAGGCTAAAGGATTTGCAGACCAATATCTTGCAGCAGCCACCGAAGGTGAGCGCTTTGCAACTATTCAGCGTGCTGAGAAGGCTGCCATTGACCACCTATTTGGTGACTATGGATACTCACAAGAACAACTAGACAAAATTTATTCTCTATACGATTCACGCCGTGCTGCTGGTATTAAGAAGATGAGAGACCAAGGATTTATTTCCCACTTTAATGGTGACCAACTTAACCACAGTGTTCATGCTCCAGTTCTGCAAAGCGAATCTGCTAACACAGTAATTATTGCAGACCTTCGTAAATTAAAATTTGGTATTGATGCTCACAGGCGCGTACTTCCTACACTACTTGATGGTATAGATGTTGAAGCACTTAATGTGCGTGGGCTTAAGGGCATGCAATCCCTTGATACTATTAACGACATTTTTAAAACATCTGTACTTATGCGCCTTGGCTACACAGTTCGCAACCTTACAGAAGCACAACTATCTATGTTGGCTAAAGGTTTTGCTCTACCATCTATGGTTGCAGCAAATGGCAAAGAAGGTATTGCTCGTTTCTTTGAAAACCGTAAAGTTGGATTTGAACGCTTAGGCGACCATGTAAGTGTCTTGACTGGCAAGGTAGACGACATTAGAGTATTGCAACAAGAGTTTGCTCACGAAGCAGACAAGTTGCGTTCTATTGATATGAGCCGTCAGCAACTTGCTAAGGCTATTTCAGAGCGTATTCGTGAAGTTGAAAATGACCGCTTCAATGTTGTTAAAACATTAGGCGATGGCTCTGGTCCATTAGAACCAGCAGATGAAATTCGTATCTTGCAGGGTGCCCTTGATGATTTAAACTCTGTAACAATTTATCACGGTTCACCAGATGCATTTAACCTTGACCCTAAGCGTGGGCTTGTTGGTTCTACCTCTCCTGGCAGAGCAAGCAAATATGCCGAGAGTGGAATCATTGCTTCTGTTGAGCAATACATCCCAACTCCATCAGGTCGCCCTGGTCGCCTTGGGGAAAAGCCAGTTAGTAAAACTGGAGAACTAAAACCTCTTACAGATGTTGAAGCAGTAAAAAATGCAAATCCAAATTTTAAATATGCACCACAAAGAACTGCTTTAGTTAAAACAGATTTTCTTAAAGACTATTTAGAATTTGATAGAACTAAAATTGCAAAGTTTGATGCAGATTATAGTGCTCAAACCATTGCAAAAATTACAGAAGATTTAAAATCTGGTAAAGGTTTTACTGATGTTATTTTTGCTGAATATGCTATTGATGAAAATGGAAAACTTTATCTTAAAATTGTAGAAGGCAACCACCGTATTCAGGCTGCTATCAATGCAGGCATTACTGAAATTCCAGTAACAATGGTTAAAGTTGGTGAAGCCCGCGACATAAAGGGTTACAAGCCTACAGGTTTAGATTCAAGAATTAAACGAAATTGGTCTGGTTACCTTCCATCAGATGCCAGCCCTCGTGATGTTCTTCCAGATAATGTTCTTGCAGACTTAACTCGTTATCCAAAAGAGCCATCTGCTAAGCGTACAGATGTTGTCAATGAGGCAACCCTTAGACTGCAATCAGACATGATTGATGCAGTTAATGCTGGCAAACTTGTTGAGTATAAAGACTCTAGTGGTAGATGGAAGAAAGTCAAGAGCATTGACTATGACACACTTGTACTTGCTGCAGATACAGATGAAGCAGAAATGTCTTTATTCAAAGCAGACAAATGGTCTAACCGCGCAGTATTTCGCGTAGGATATTCAAAGGGTAAGGTTGAACCATACCGTGTATATGGCAAGCCATTGCACATGACTAACTGGGATGATATTCCTGTTGAACTTCGTGAGGCTGCATTTGATGGCAAAAAGTCTAACTACCGTACATGGATTAAATCTAAAGGCTGGCAAGAAACAGACAGTCCTGTATTTAAATACATGCGTGAAAATGGATATGGTCGCGCTGTTGTGCTTGACGATGCCCGTGCAGGTGGCGTAAGCCATGTTGCACTACCAGAAGCGATTGGAAACAACGGTCGTACTCGTGAAGTAGATGCAAACCTTAAGGCTATGATGGCTAAACAAGGTGAAGCAATGGACTGGCAAGTTGCCACAGATTTTGAACCTAAGTTTACAACACCAGAAGCACGCCGTGCTGCAAAGCGCAAGGCTATTCGCCGTGAGCGTTCAGGTGTTAATGATTTAGCAGTATCTCCTTACTACACAAAAGACAATGTTCAGTCAATGATTAACAATGGTGTTGTAGATGCTGCTGAAAACCTTTCTCGTGACTATGCATTTGCTCATGCTCATCTTGATGACATGGCTGCTCGCGTAGGTGCTCGTGTATCTCGTGCAGAAACAATGGCTGTTAAACAACGCCTTGGTTATGGAACTATTGAAGTTGACCGCAAGGGAAATGTTAACCGTAGATTCTTTAATCAATTTGATGCAAACGGACACACCTATGAATTGCCTAAGGCTTTTGAAGAAGCATCATGGTTCCTTGGTCGTACATCTGCTGAGCAAACATGGAACGCTCTAGTTGCATCACAAGAAATGGCTTTCTCTGCAGGCATTGGTTCTCGTACTGTGCGCCTTGTAGAACCAAACGACCCACGCTACTTTGAGGGCTGGGCAAACATCCTTAACATGCACTTCCGTAACCCTGAGTCAGGTGTTATGGACCCAGTAGTTCGTCAGATTCTGGATGGCGCAACAGATGAGCAACTTCTTCGCTGGTTTAAAACTAACGAAGGCTCTCTGTATGCCAACAATACATACACCCGTGTTAAGCAAGGCTTTGGTTTTACAAAACTAAAGGGTGGCGAGTTAGATGAAGAACTCCTAGAGAAGATTCAAACTACTCGTGGCGCTGTAAAGGCTTACATCCCAGATGATGAAACAGCACTTATGCTTAGCGCTGCTACTGATGCCGAGAAGCCACTTACTGGTGGACAGATACAAGAATTTCTTGTTAATCGTTTTAAAGATGCACCTGAAAATTTAACACCGCTAAATGGTTTACTTGTCACAACCTCTAAAGAATACAAAGACCAAGAGCGTTTGATTGACACCATTAACCGCCGTGTTATGCGCTTTCTTGGCTCTATGCCAGAAGATGTGTTTGCTCGCCATCCATTGGTAAGCACTGTATATGAAAAAGAACTTCGCCTTAACATAGCATCCATGGCAGAAATTAAAGGTTCAGAGCAACTTACAGCCGATGAAGTTAACCGTGCTGTTCGTTCAGCCCGTGAGCGTTCACGCCAAGAAGTAGAACGCACACTCTTTACTATTGTTCGCCGTACAGGTGCATCATCTAGCCAAGTAATGCGATTACTCTTTCCGTTCTATGCAGCGTTTGAAAATACTGCAAAGCGTTGGGGTGGCATGCTTGCTAATGACCCAGCCATTGCAGCCAACGCAGCACGCACTATTGCACAGGTAGTAAATGGTCAATTAGTTGTAGACCGTGACGGCAATGAGATTACAGATGCAACTAAGATTCAAGGTGGCAACGCTAACCTTGTAGTCCGTGTACCTCAAGGATTTATTGATTCAATGCCTAAGTCATGGCGACCAATCATTGAAGATTCATTTAAGAATATCAATATCCCGTTGACAAGCCTTGATGTTATTACTCAAGGTCAGGCTGGAAACCCAGGCTTTGGTCCGTTTGCAGTATTGCCAGCGTACTTAATTTTAAAGCAGCAACCATCATTAGAGAAGGCTATGGAGCCTTTCTTCCCTGCTGGTATGCCACAGAGCGCTATGGATTTGTTTACACCAAGCGTATTGCGCCGTATGAATACAGTATGGACAAAGAACGATTTGTATGTTCGTACTTACAACCAGATGCTTCGCTACGAAACATATCGCTTTAACCAAGGTGAGCGCACAGATTCACCAACAGTTAAAGAGATTCAAGATAGAACAAACAAGTTTTATTTCCTTCGTGCGTTAACATCAGTTGCAATGCCTTTCGCTGTATCGCCTGAAATGGATTTCTACCAACAGACTTTCCGTCAGTTCCAAACACAGTATGCCAATTACAAAGACCCAGTTACTGGTAAACCTGTGTATGGTAAGGCTGAGGCTGAGTTCCTTAAGATGTACCCAGATTTCTTTGAGGCAACAGTTAGCCTTTCAAAGAACGAAGGTGGACTTGAACCAAGCCTTGGCGTAGTTCAGAACCTTAAGAAACATAGCAACCTTATGGCTATTGCCTCTGCTAAGGGTGACCCAGAACTTATGGGCTTTCTTGCTGATGACAAAGATGGTCAATATACATTTAGTCAGGCTGCATACCAATGGCAATATAACCATGGTGCAGCACCTGGTTCAGGTAGCGCATACCGTAAGAACCGCCCATCAGGTGAAATTCTTGTTGAGGCTAACATCAAGCGTGGGTGGACTGAATACCAAAATATGCAAACAGCAATTACTGCATACAAATTACAAAACGGTATTACAGATGACAAAGACCCGCAAATGAATATCGTTAAAGAGGCTAAGTCATTGTGGATTAAAGAAATGGCTAAAGTAAATCTTGACTGGTACTCAGTATATGCATCACCTGACCGTGCTAAATATGCTCGCCGTGCAGAGATTATGAAAACAGCACTCAAAGATAAAAAGTGGATGGCTGACAATGGCAACCGTGCGGTTGTTAAAAACATTGCACTATACCTAGAAGCCCGCGATGCAATCGCTGGCTTACTAGAACAGCGTGATGCTGCTGGTGGTTCACGCAGCCTTACAGCCAAAGCAAATGCAGATGTTGCACAAGCAATGGACATGTATACAACACAACTTATGAAAGACTCTCCAGAGTTTGAACAGTTTATTAACCGTTACTTCGCAAATGATTCGGTGGTGATTTGATGACAACAAGCCCAACTACAACAAGTAGTTCTACAGCAACTCCAAAGGCTGGCTCGGTTGATATTGTAAAAATTATTGAAGGACTAAGTAAATCTGGTGGTTCTTTTGGTGCAAAGGGTGCTGTCTATACAAACAAAGATGCCGATGCGGATGTTCAGGCTGTCTATCAACAGGTGCTTGGTCGCAATGCTGGAGGTAATGAATACGCAAAGGCTGTTGTTATTGCTATGGGTCTTGGACCAGATAGCGGTGCTGCTGCTCGTCAACAGGCTATTATGAATTTTGTACAAAACACACCAGAGTACGCTGCTCGTCAGGACAATAACTATCTTGATGCTATCTACAAGGCTATTGCAGCCGATGTTGCAAAAACACAGGTGGTTCGTTAATGCCAAATTTATCAGCCAATTTAACTCAAAAAGATATTGCACTACGCGCTATTGCTGCGTTGTCTAACCAAGTTGAAAAAGCAAGTGGACTAAAACGCCAACAACTTCTTGACCAAATTGCGGCACAACAAGCAATCGTTACTGCCTACGATACAAAAATATCTAACGCTAAAAGGGCTAAAGACAGAGCAAAGATTCAATCTAAAATTAACGCTGCCCAAGCAGAACTTGATGTTGCTACGGCTCGTGGTATAGATACTACAAATTATGAAACTAAAGTTAATGAATACAAAGCATTATTAAACCCAGTAGACCCAAGCCTACTTAAAGATAGTCCATTTAAACCAGTTGCTCCTGGTGAACAAAAGATTGCAGGACCAGTTGCTGTAACTCCTAACACTACTGTTCCACCAAAGACTGGCGGAAACGCTGGAACTATTACTCCCACTGTAGATACAAAGCAGTTGTGGATGGATTACCTTACAAAGACATTTAGAACTCTTGAAAACCCTGCACAAAAAATGCAAATTGATAATCTTTTTGCCAAGGCTAAGGCTGGCAAGTGGACAGAAGCAACCTTTATGGAAGCCCTACAGGGTACCGATTGGTGGCAGCAAACATTACCAAGCCTTCGTTCTTTCTTTATTGAAAGTAATGACCCACGCAACAAGTCAACCTTTGCTCAGAAGATGCTTAATCAAACAGATTATGTTCAACAGCAAATGGAAAAACTTGGCATTGCTGTTCGCAGCATAGACCCAGTTACTGGCAAAGTCATTGACAATACAAGTATGGTTCAAGGTATTGCCATGGAAGCAATCCAAAACGGTTGGAGCGATGCTCAACTTCAAGAACACCTTGCTACTAAATCAGAAATTATTTTTACTGGTGGCGGAGCAATTGGAAGTTATGTTGACCAACTTAAAAGCCAGGCTCTTAAGTATGGGGTTAACTTAGATAAGAACCAACTTGCTTATATGCAAAGAGATTTGCTTAACCCTGCCGATGGCAAGGATGCCCAGTATTATTTAAACAGCATCAAGCAACAGTCTATAGATGCCAACCCATGGTTTGCTGCTTCGCTCAAAGAGGGTCGCACACTCTATGATGTAACAAGCACATACCGTAACCAAATGGCTACGCTTCTTGAGGTTGCACCTGAAAACATTACTTGGAACGACTTAATGAATAAAGTTGTAAACAAAGAAAAGAACGCTGCTAATACTTTTGCAGACTTTACCAAGTCCGTTAAGCAGGACCCGTTATGGCAGTACACTAGAAACGCTAAAGAAACCTACAGCAATATGGCTGTAGATTTGATGAAGCAGTTTGGATTTATGGGATAATGCCTAGAGACAAAGACACACCTACACCAGTAGCAACACCTAAAGCAGTAGTTCCTGGTTCAACAAAGTCCGATGCTGGCGTGCCATTGACACAAGGCAAAGGCGCACCTGTAACTCTTGCACAGGCTAAAGCATTAGGATTTAACAGTACCGTTGGCATTACTATTAAAGATGGTCAATATGTTTTTGACCAATCTCTTGCACCTGACCGTGGTGGTTTCCAATCAGTAGGCATGGCTAAGCCAGGCGAAATGCAGATGACTCCATACTATGGAGATGTCACTGGTGCTTATCGTTTAACTCAAGAACAATATGCTGCAGCAGGTGCAAATGCTGCAGGTGTAATGAATACTGGCGCACTTGCTAAGGCTATGCAAGAAAATGAAATTAAAGCACTTGTTGCTAGTGGCATGTCACTTGCAGATGCTACCGCTAAAGTATCTGGACAATACGGTAAATACGGTGTTCCACTTGTTGAAGGTGGATACAGCGCTTCTGGCACTCCAACACCTGGTGGTCAATACGACTCCTCAGGAAATTTTGTAGGTGGCACTTCTGGAACAGGTGGTTCAACACCAAGTGGTTCAGCAACAGGTAGTGCCTCAAATGGAACAATCCTTGGTCAACCAACTGCAGCACAAACAGCAACTCGTACTGCAGCCACAACAGCCATTGAAGATTTCCGTGCAAACCTACGCCTTGCTGGACTTGGTACGCTTGCAGATAAAATTGATGAATACATTAAACAAGATTTAACTGCATCTCAAATTAAAATTAACCTTGTTGGAACAGATGAATACAAGGCTCGTTTTCCTGGCATGGCAACTCTAGCCAAGGCAGGTAAGGCTATGAACGAAGCAACATATATCAGCACAGAAAAAGCATACGATACAGTTCTTCGTGCCCATGGTCTTGATACAAACCTTTTTGGAACTACTGCAAAATATGGTACATATATTGCAAGTCAAGTATCACCTATTGAATTTGAAACTCGCGTAGGTATTGCTGCTGACCGTGTTAATAAAAACTCTGATGTAGTTGCAGCACTTAATAATTACTATGGCGTAAGCAAGTCAGGGGCTATCTCATACCTTCTTGACCCAACCATTGGTTTAGATATTGTGCAGAAAGAAGCCCGTGCTGCTGAAATTGGCGCTGCTGCTGCAGCCACAAACTTCTCATTTGGAGAAGGTCAAGTTGGCGCAGGTGTTGCGGAATCATTTATCAACGCCTCTGGCACACAAGACCTTGTAAGTCTTAAGACAGAATTTGGCAAGGCTCGTAATATGGCTAATGTTCAAAGCAGCCTTGCTTCTATTGAAGGCACAGGTTACTCAGACCTTAATGCAGTAACTGCAGTTCTTGGACAAGACCAACAACTGCTATTGGAATCCCAACGCAGAGCAGCCCGTGAAGCAGCACGCTTCTCAGGCTCTGCTGGCATATCCACTGGTTCACTTCGTACTGAATCCAGCATATAAAAGAATCCTCACCCTGACCTACCAGCCCAGGGGAGCGTAAAAGACTGGTAGCAATAGCCAACATGGTTTCCCCAAGCCTTGTTGTGGATTGCGAATACAACTAACAAAGGGAGATAGGTAGATGGCTACCAATTATGACGAAGATGACGATTTTGATTTTGAGGACCAACCTCAAGATGTCGTCAAGCAGTTACGCAAAGTAAACCGCACACTTGAAAAGCGCCTTAAGGAACTTGAACAAGAGTCAACAACTTTGAAATCTGCAACTCGTCAACGCACCGTGAAAGATGTGTTGACAGCAAAGGGTATTAACCCAAAGGTCGCAGCGTTTGTTCCGCAAGATTTGGATGCTTCGGAAGAAGCAGTTACAAACTGGCTAAATGAATATGGCGATGTATTTGGAGTTAAGTCTGGTGAAGAAAGCGAAAGCAAATCTGCATCAAACAACCCAGCATTACAAGCACAACAGCGAATCAATGATGTCGTATCAACAGGTACTCCACCAGGAATAGATGAAGATATGTATTCAAAGATGGCTAATGTGAAAAATGCTGCTGAACTTAACACCCTTCTCGGTATTTCTGTTTATTAAACAAACTACCAATCACCAGGAGGTGAACCCGTATGGCATACACAGATTCGTCAGCAATCGCTGGCTTAATCAAAACAGCGTATGACCGCTATGTAGAGTTTGCGCTTCGTGCTCAGCCACTGATTCGTTCAGTTGCAGACAAGCGTCCTGCTCAGCAAGCAATGCCAGGTTCAAGTGTTGTATTCTCAATTTACAACGACTTGTCACCAGCAACCGCATCACTCACAGAAACAACTGACCCAGATGCAGTAGCACTGTCAGATGTAACAACAGTTTCTGTAACACTAAACGAGTATGGCAATGCATCACTTGTTACACGCAAGTTGCAACTATTCTCACTATCAGATGTTGACCCTGCAGTAGCAGACATCATCGCGTTCAACATGGCTGACTCACTTGACCGCCTTGCAATGGAAACTCTCCGCGCAGGCACAAATGTTATCTACTCAGCATCATCAACTGCACGCACATCAACAGCAACAGTTACAGCAACTGACACAATCACTGCTGCTAACCTCCGCAAGGCAGTTGCTAAACTCCGTGCTAATAAGGCTGTACCTCGTGAAGGTTCACTTTATTGGACAGGTATCCACCCAGAAGTTTCACACGACCTTCGTGCTGAAACAGGTTCAGGCGGATGGCAAGACCTACACAAGTACGCAGAAACAGGTCAGGGTCAATTCTGGGCTGGCAACATCGGTACTTTTGAAGGTTCAATGTTCATTGAAACACCTCGTATGTACCGCGGTGTAGATGGTGCTGACCAGTCAGCATTGGCTACAACTACAGCAACTGTTGCTGGTGCATCAGCAGGATTTACAATTGGTGTGGCTTCTTCATCTGTAATCGCTACTTCTGCAGAAGCAGGAGATAAGATTGCAGCAACAGGCATTGCATCTGGTGCAAAGATTACATCTTTGGTTACATCAGGTTCAACAACAACTATTACTGTAGACACAGCAAACACTGCTGCAGTAACAGTTGGAGCGACAGTAACAGTTACTCCAGTAACTGCTGTTTACCGCACAATCGTTGCAGGTAAGCAAGCACTTGCTGAGGCAGTTGCTCAAGAGCCAAATGTTGTTATCGGACCAGTCACAGACCGTTTGCTCCGCTTCCGTCCAATCGGATGGTACGGCGTACTCGGCTTCTCACGCTACCGTGAAGCAGCGCTATACCGAATTGAATCTTCTTCTTCAATTCAGGTTTAATTAAATAGTAGTTGAGGGGGCGGGTTCGCCCGCCCTCTCTCTACATCAACAAGGAGGAATAATGGCTGAATACTTATTTACAACACCATCAGTTGCAGAGACACCTGCAGGTTGGCACCGCCTCTTAGCCCGCTACGCAATTCACCGTGGCGTGACAGTAATGATGATTGATGGTACATATTCTTCATATCGTTTTCCGTCACAAACAGAAACTGCTATAGCCACCGAGGTATATTTAGGTGGACACAATTATGTTATTGATGAAAAAACAAAAGACCGTTTAACAAATGCTGCCATTGGTGGCAACTACGGAGATTACATAACAACGCTATGAACTTACATCAAAAGCAAAAACATCCAGAGTTTGTTGAAGGTTGCTTTGGTTGTAAATTAGGAACACTCCAACTATCACCTGGAGATGCTGGTAGAGCAGATTCCATGTCTGATAAAAAATGGAACGCAGAATTAAATTTATACAAGTCTGCTCGTGAGCAAGGCATACAGCCTGCAGGCACTACTACTAAGCAAGTTCAAAAAGCAATAGATGAATCAAACAAAGTAGGCAAAGCCTACGATGCAAACACTAATAGTTTTAAGGGGTAAACATGACTGCCATCGTAGGTATTCAGGGAAAAGGCTGGGCAGTAATAGCAGCAGATTCCATGACTACCTATGATGACAAACCGTACTATGCCAAAGGTATGGATAAGGTTGTTAAAAAAGGTGATTATGTATTTGCCTTCTCAGGCGATGCCATTGCTGGCAACATAGCAAACTTTTTTTGGACACCACCTAAGTTTACTAAATCAATTCACATAGATGCATTTATACAAACCAAAGTTCTTCCTTCACTGCGTGAAGTTATGAAAGAGCATGGGTATGACCCAGATACTATTAAAGATAAAGATTCTGGCTTTGATGCTCTTATCTGTTTAAACGGAATACTTTATGAGATAGACCAAGATTTCCTCTGGTCACGAGATGACCGTGGTTTATACGCCGTAGGAAGCGGTGGCAGTTTAGCCCTTGGAGCATTAGCCACTGGCTTTAGCAAGAACTCTATGAAAGCAGCAGAGTTTGCTGCTCGCAGGGCAATTAAAATTTCTGCTGATTACAACATTAGTGTCGGTGGAGATGTCAAAGTAATCACACAAAAGGGGAACGAATATGGCAACAGCAAAAAAACCGTCAAAAAAAGCAGCGTACGCAATGTACGAAAAGAAAGAACCAGCAAAAATTAAAAAGGCTGAAATGAAAAAAGGTGAATCAAAGGCTGAAAAAGCCCGCGAAACTAAAGTTGGTTTTGCAATGATGATGAAGAAAAAGGGTAAATAATTATGTGTGCAACATGTGGATGCGGGAGTACAGTCGTTAATCAAGACGACAACTATGGAACAATTAACCCTTATGGCATCGGCGGGCGTGATGTTAATACTCCGCCAGTCACTCTTGGCGACAAGTAAGGAAAACAAATGTCAGACCCTAGACTAAAACGAGCAGGAGTGTCGGGCTTTAATAAGCCTAAGCGCACACCAAGTCATCCAACAAAGTCACATGTAGTTGTGGCTAAGTCTGGTGAGCAGGTTAAAACTATTCGTTTTGGTCAGCAGGGTGTAAGTGGAGATAAAACTCCAACAGCAAGACAAAAATCATTTAAGGCTCGCCACGCAACAAACATTGCTAAAGGCAAAATGAGCGCAGCATATTGGGCAGATAAGGTGAAATGGTAATGGCTAAAAAAGAAGTATGGGATAGACCAAACCCTAAGAAAAAATCTACACCACTTTCACCCGCTGCTAAAGCATCAGCCAAGGCTGCTGCTAAAAAGGCTGGTAGAAAATATCCTAATCTTGTGGACAACATGAGAGCAGCAAAGAAGAAAGGTAAGTAACTATGGCAACAGGATATGACGGAAGTACACTTGTAGCAGAACTTAATAGGCTTGCTAATGCTGGCACATATCCCGCCCGTACTTTTTTTCTTGAGGCACAGGGAGCAGCAAATAAATATGCTGGCACTACTGGTCTAGGAATTTTGGCTGCTCTTAATTACAAGGCTGATTCTACTCGCACGCGAGATAAGTATAAAGATTTAAATGCCGTATGCAATGAACTTGCTAGTACCACAGGCAAGTCAGCCGTATCAGCCTTAAGGAGCATTAACCTGTGAGCACCCTTGAACAAATTACTGACCGTGTGGATACACTCCTTCACGGCTACAGCCTTAACATGGAATCAACTACATGGTTAACTGGTGCTGTAACAACTACAACACAGACCACCATTTCTGTCAATGATGCCAATGTTGTAAGCCGTGGTTTTGTTCAAATTGACGATGAGATTATGTATGTTAACTCTACTAGCAACATTGACAATACTCTTACCCTTGCACCATGGGGTCGCGGGCAACGCGGTACAATAGCAGCGGTACATGATAATTCATCTAAAGTAATGGTTGCTCCATTGTTTCCACGCTATGAAATTAAGCGTGCTATTAACGACACACTCAATGCAATGTACCCAAGCGTATTTGCTATTGGTCAATACCAGTTCTCATACATTGCTGCTCGTACAACTTATGATATTCCAGATGCAGTACAAAATGTATTGGCTGTAAGCCATCAAGTAATTGGTCCATCTAAAGAGTGGCTACCAGTTCGTGCTTGGCAATTAGACCGCACAGCCAACCCAACAGCCTTTGGCGATGGTACAAACTTTGGACACTCACTTGGTATTTACTCACCAGTAGTACCTGGGCGTACAGTCAATGTGGCTTATTCAAAGCGCCCAACAGTATTTGATTTAACTACTGCAACAAGCCAAGAATACTCAACAATAACTGGCATGCCTGACTACTCAGAAGATGTAGTTGTATACGGCGCAGCCTTTCGTATGATTTCTTTCCTAGACCCATCACGCCTTGGCGCACTTTCTGCAGAAGCAGATGTGCTTGATAACCAACGCGGAACACGAAGCGGTGAGAACGCAGCACGCTTCTTGTTCAATGTTTACAACACTCGTTTAAACGAAGTGGCGGAGAACCAACGCCGTCAATTCCCAATTCGTTCACACTACCAGAGATAAGGCACCCCCATGGCAGCAGGCGACCCAGGTACACTCAAGCGGAACTTTTCCGCTACCGCAATAGAAACAACGCTAGTCAATTCAATGACATCGGCAGCAACTGGCGATACAACCCCAAGCGTTTCTGTTGTATCCGTCAGCGGTTTTCCATCAACCGTTCCTTACACACTTATTCTTGGACCAGATACCAATAAAGAAGAAGTAGTTACAGTAACCGCTGCATCATCTACTACTCTTACTATTACTCGTGGACAAGATAATACACAGGCTGTTGCCCACGCTGCTGGTACATCTGTACGCCATGGTGTTTCTGCTCGTGACTTTAAAGAAGAACAAACTCACCAAGCAGCCCGTGGCTATGATGCTGATACCGCTATTCTTTCTAATGCTGGCTTAACACATGTGCACGGACTTCAAACTGGCGATGGTTCAGTAGTTGGCGCAGACCAATTAGTAACCCTTACTCGTAAGACTCTTACAACTCCAACCATTAACGGTGCAACCCTTACAGGTACAGTTACTTCAACAGCATCTATTGTTGTTAGCGGTGCTGGAACAATCACTGGCTTATCTAGTGCAGGTATGGTGGCATCATCTGCTGCACCTAAAAATTATGTAGATGCAATCCTTGGCTCAGCAACTTCTGCTGGAATCTCTGCAGCCTCTGCTGCAGTAAGCGCCACATCCGCAGCAACAAGTGCTACAAGTTCTGGAACATCAGCAACGGCTTCCGCATCAAGTGCAAGCGCTGCTGCAACTAGCGCATCTTCTGCTTTAACATCACAGACTGCTGCTGCAACTAGCGCAACAAGTGCTGCTGCTTCCGCTACGGCTGCTGCCACCAGCGCTACAAGCGCAGCAGCATCTGCTACAACAGCATCTAACTCTGCTGCTACAGCCACAACACAGGCTGGTAATGCTGCAACTTCTGCTACTTCTGCTGCCACTTCTGCTACTAGCGCTGATGCATCAGCAACCGCTGCTGCATCTTCTGCTGGAACTGCAGCAACAAGTGCTGGACAGGCTGTTACATCTGCCACTTCTGCTGCTACAAGTGCAGCCAGTGCTGCTACAAGCGCAACTGCTGCAGCCACATCAGCAACATCGGCTGCTGCCTCAGCAACTACTGCATCTAACTCTGCAGCAACTGCTGTAACTCAGGCAACTAACGCAGCAACATCTGCATCATCTGCATTAACAAGTCAAACCGCTGCTGCTACCAGTGCTACATCTGCTGCAGCCAGTGCTACGGCTGCTGCTACATCTGCTACAAGTGCAGCAACTTCTGCTACATCCGCTGCTAATAGCGCTACCGCTGCTGCTGCCTTTACTCCATCTCAAACTGGAAACTCTGGCAAGTATCTAACCACCAATGGCACAACAACTTCTTGGGGTGCAGTAGATGCACTTCCAAGTCAGACAGGTAACTCAGGTAAATACTTAGGTACAGACGGAAGTACGGCATCTTGGAGTGTTGTTGCTGGTTCTTTAGCACAACCAACAGAACCTACATCACCTAGCGATGGACAAATCTGGATTGATACAGATGGCACTGCGCCTACAACCGTAGTCACACGCTGGACAAAGCAACCTGCTGCTGGTACTACTAGCCTTACAGGCAATGATGACTACTCAATTCCATTGGCTTACTCAGCAGGATATGAGCAAGTATTCCTTAACGGTGTACTGCTATCTCGTACTGCTGGTGAGTACACAGCAACTAGCGGTACAGCAATTACTCTTGCTGCTGCTACTGTGGCTAGTGATATTGTAGAAGTTATCTGCCCACTGCAGATTGCAACTACTGATACCTATACTCAATCTGCTGTTAACAATGCGTTCCAGGCTAACACCAATAACTTTGCTGCTGGTAAGAATAAACTTATCAATGGTGATTTTTCTATTAATCAAAGAGCATTTAGTAGCGTTACAGCAAATGCAACTTTTATTTTTGATAGATGGAAAACAGATATTTCAGGAACTACCACCTGTACGCCACAAGCATTTACTCCAGGTGCTGCTCCCGTAAGTGGATATGAAGGGGCAAACTATTTACAGATTGTAACCTCTGGACATACTGGAACAAACGGTGCTGGAGTTTATAATCGTATGGAAGATGTCCGTACTTTTGCTGGACAAACTATAACAGTTTCATTTTGGGCTAAAGCAGCAACTGGTACGCCAAGTATTCTTGTAAATATGGCACAACTTTTTGGCTCAGGTGGTTCATCAACCGTTAGTGTATCTCCAACAACTCCATCAACAGCAACTGCAATTACTACATCTTGGGCTAGATACTCATTTGTTTTTAATGTTCCATCTCTTTCTGGTAAAACAATTGGAACAAATAATTCTTTACAAGTAGAAATAGGAGTATCTGATGGTGGATTCCTTGGGCTTGCTCCTTCACTTGGCGTTCAAAACAATACATTTTCTATCTGGGGTGTTCAGGTAGAAGCAGGTTCCAACGCCACAGCCTTCCAAACTGCAACAGGAACAATCCAAGGTGAATTGGCTGCTTGCCAAAGGTACTTTCAAAGATTTGCTTCAGGTTCAGAAACAACAAATGAGGCAATTACTTTGGCTCAGGCATATGGAACCACTGGAGCACTTGCAGCCTTGCAATGGATTGTGCCTATGAGAACTACACCAACAATGACTATTTCATCTGCTGGACATTTTGGTATTTTTAACGCAAGTGCAACTACTTTAACTGCTACAACTTTTGCGCTGACTTCATCGGGAACATCTTCACGACACGGAAGATTAGATATTGGTACTGCATCTGGTTTAGTTGGTGGCAATTCAGGTTATGTTCTTTCAAATAGTGCATCATCAACCCTAGATATAAGCGCGGAGTTATAATGACATATTTAATTTATGTATCGCCCCTAGACGGCGATGAAACAATTCAAAGAGAAAACAAAGATGGAACAGTTTCTTTTATCCCAAAGGATTTAGGCAACTCAGATTATCAGGCATATCTTAAATCACTAGAGGAGAACTAATATGACCCGTGCAAGAAATACGGCAGACACACAGACTGCTAGTGGTGGTCCAATATCTCCTAGTATTGCTGGTAAGAACGCAATCATCAATGGTGGATTTGATATATGGCAACGCGGTACATCGTTTACTGCTGCGGATGTTTATACATCAGACCGTTGGAGAAACTCAACACAAACTTATTCAACCATTTCACGCCAAACAACTTCTGATACAACAAATCTTCCAACAATTCAATACTGTGCAAGAATTTCTCGCAATAGCGGGCAAACAGGAACTGCAGCACTTGGTATTATTTACAATGCTGAAACAGCGGATTCAATTAAATTTGCTGGTCAATCTGTAGTAGTTAGTTTTTGGGCAAGAGCAGGTGCAAACTATTCTTCAGCATCTTCAGTATTAAACTATAATTTTTATACTGGAACTGGTACAGACCAAGGGCGTACATTTGGTGTTCAATTTACTGGTGAAGCAAACATAGGTTCATCATCTAAAACTCTTACAACTACTTGGCAACGCTTTAGTTTTACTGCCACTGTTGGTGCAACTGCTACTGAACTTGCTTTAATGTTTTTGTTTAATGGGGTTGGAACAGCAGGTGCTAATGACTATTTTGAAATCACTGGCGTGCAACTAGAACTAGGCTCAACTGCCACACCATTTAGCCGTGCAGGTGGAACTTATCAGGGTGAACTTGCTGCGTGTCAGAGGTATTTTGCTCGTATTGTTACTGGAACAAGTTATACGGCAGTGGGCGCTGGCGTTTGGTATTCAACTACTGGAGCCTCGTATTATGTAAAATTGCCAACAACAATGAGAACCTTGCCGACAGTCTCAAGGTCGGGATTGGCTATGGTGGGATTATCGGCTGGTGCAAATCCAGTGACATCAACAAATGGTTATTACGCTGGATTAGACACAATAAATATACAAACTATTGCATCTATTGGTGGTGGAACAAATGGTTTTGGAAGTGTTTTGATTGGAAATAATAGTGCAACAGATTACATAGAGGTGAGTGCCGAATTATGATTAAATACGAAATAGTTAAAAGTAATATAAATGACGACACATTTATCAAGCGTACTGATGAAGATGGCAAAGAGTGGTTTATTCCACCTGACCCTGCAAACTCTGATTATCAGGCATACCTTAAGTACCTAGAGGAGAATAAGTAATGGCAACAATCTCTAATACCCCTAGACCAGGCTATGCCTGGGATGCTACAGACAATGTGTGGTATCCAATTGGTACTGGTACACATAGCCATAGTGATTACATCACTGCTGCCTCTGCCATTAACCCTACTATTGTAGATGCTAAAGGTGACATCATTGCTGCTACTGCAGCAGATACTGTTGCTCGTCTAGGTGTAGGTTCTAATGACCAAGTACTTACTGCTGACTCTACTGCTGCTACTGGTTTGAAGTGGGCTACACCTTCTGCTGGTTCTTTGACATTGTTAAGTACAACTTCTATAAGCGGAGTTACAACTACAATTTCTAGCATTTCTCAAGCATATACTCATTTATACATTGTAGTTTATGGTCTTACAAATGCTACTGGCAATCAAAAACCACAAATAAATCCCAATGGTTCCGCATCTATTACTAGTTGGAGTGGTGGAGCAACTACAACATATACAAACTCAGTAGCAAGTTATATTGAACTTATAAATACAAATACATTATTTACAAGTGCCAATAACGTATTTGCTACAACAATTTTTAATTACTCTTCAACAACATATAGAAAACCATTTATGTTAAGTGGTGCAGCAGTAAACTCTGGTTCTGCGTTTACTGGGATGAATGCTCAAGGCGCTATTGATACGACCAGTGCAATTACTTCAATTTCAATAACAGGAAATCAAGCGTATTCATTTTCAACAGGTACTTGTCTAATTTACGGAGTTAAATAATGGCTAAAATATCAAAACGTCCAATGGTTCGCATTCACAATATAGAAACTGATGAGGTTATTGACCGTGAAATGAATGACGCAGAGTTTGCTCAATACGAAGCAGACCAAGCAGCACAGGCAGAACGTGCAGCAGCAGAAGCAGACAAGGCTGCTGAAAAAGCAGCACTACTTACAAGACTAGGCATTACTGCTGACGAAGCAAAACTATTACTTTCATAAAGGAGAACTAAGTGGCTAGTCGTTCACCCGATATATCCGAGCGCACGATAATTGATTTATCTGGTCGCCTATCTACATACTATGATTTAAACGGTAACGCATTTGATGTGGCTATTGGTGGCTTGCCATTTATTATGGCAGTAACAGACAACACTCCATACAAGCGACAGACTGCAGAGTTCCGTGCTCAGCGTGTAGACCAGATGCGCGACCCAGGTGAACACACACTTGCTGGTTCAGGTTACTGGACACGCAGCCAATCTTCTTGGCACTATGGTGAGGGTGTTCAATTCACTGAGCCTATGGAAGGTAACGATAATGAAGTTCGTTTCCGTTTCCGTGACTCATACGGCATTGACCCATGGACTCCAGGACAAATCAACCTACTTAAAAAAACCACACTTGTTCAGGCTTTTAGCGGTAACTGCAAGATAGATACAGGTGCTGACACCTCTGGCGTTGCCTTCCTTGTTGCTACAGATATGGCACCACGCGTAGCACAAACTAATGCAATTTATAAAATTACAAGCGCTGGTACATCTACCGCCCTTGTTACCTTTGCCTCTATTAGCAATGAAACAATCCTTGGTACCACATCTGATGGTACATACTTGTATGTTGCTACCACTGCTGGTGTATACGATATTAAATTATCTGATGGCACAACACATAAACAATATACATACAATAGTTTGACTGCAGACCATGCAGTTCTTAAATATGTTAAAAGCCGTATTGTTGCTGCATTTAAATTTACCAATGGAACATACTCAGCGTATCAACTTTTATTTCCAGATAAAGGTGGCGGTGCAGCCAGTGATATTAAATCAACAATGGCTTCAAGCCATGGAACTCTTATCAATGGTTCAACCGTCATGCCCACATTATGGACATGGACTTCCATTACAGAAGGCTCTAATGCTATCTACTTAGGTGGCTATGCTGGCGAACACTCTAGTATTTTTAAATTAGCAGTAGATAATACTGGCGCTTTAGGAACTATTGTTACCGCTGCCGTCATGCCACGCGGTGAAATAGTATTATCTCTTTACACATACCTTGGCACATACCTTATGCTTGGCACAAGCAAGGGTGCACGCATTGCAACACTAGACCAAAACGGTGACATGAACTATGGACCATTGGTGTTTCATAATGAGAACGGTGTTTATGATTTTGAAGGGCGCGACTCTTATATCTGGGCTGGCAATACCAACGGAGTAAACACCAGTTCAGGTACAACACGCATTAACCTTGGTCAACCACTTACTCTCATTGGCTATGCTCAACCTATATCTACAGGCGTGTATGCCCGTGCAACAGATGTTTTTGCCGATGGTATTACTGGTGCAGTAAAGGCAATTCGTATTCTTGGCGATGGCAATCAAGTTGCCTTTGCAATCTCTGGTTCTGGCATTTGGTTACAACATGCAACAGATTTAGTTACATCAGGACAAATCCGTACTGGTCGTATTCGTTACGACACCATGGAAAACAAAGCATGGAAGCGTATCCGTATCCGTACTACTGATGACTTAGCAAATGGTGACATTGAAATCTATAAAATTGGTGCAACTGCAGACACAGTTGTGACTACACTTTATGAAGGCACTAGCACCACTGCTGATATTGATTTAAATGATGCTTACCCAGAGGCAGGACCTGATGCATCGTTTAAACTTACTCTTACTCGTAACACTACCGATGCAACCACTGGTCCTGTAGTGGTAGGTATTGCTGTTAAGGCTTTGCCAACGCCTACTCGTGCAAGAGTTTTGCAAATCCCACTCTTTTGCTTTGACAAAGAAACAGATAAGACAGGACAAATCATTGGCTATGAAGGTTACTCAAAAGAACGCCTTAGCGCACTAGAAACTATTGAAGCCATGGGAGAAACAGTTATCCTCCAAGACTTCAACGCAGGTGGCGACCCATTTGAAGTCATCATTGACCAAGTTACTTTCACTCGTTCCACTCCATCAAACCGTAACTACACAGGCTTTGGTGGCATCATACAAATCATAGCAAGAACGGTAGTTTAAACATGACAGCATCAGACTGGGCTGCACTAGCAGTTTCTATTACAACTTTAGTTGTTGGTTTTACTGCATCAGTTCGCTGGTTAGTAAAACATTATCTTTCTGAATTAAGACCGAACTCAGGCTCAAGCCTGCGAGATTCCGTTGACAGATTAGAGGAACGCGTAGACCGCATCTACGAAATGTTATTAAATAAATAATTGAAAGGTTAAAGTGAAACTTCCCCCAAAGTTCCGCAACAGTTTAACAGTATTTTTTATTCTCTTTAACTCTATGTTCTTGTTTCCCATGATGGCAAGGGCAGAAGATGTACCAACGGTTACTACTATTGTTACCGCAGGTGGAGATGATGTATCGTACAGAGTTCCACTACCAGCAGCAGTTGTATTTGATGGCGTTACTTATCAAGATGTATATGCCACAACCAACTCAGTCATTACATTTGGTAGACCTGATGGCACATACTGGGATTATCCAGCAACACCATCTATCTCTATTGAGTCTCGTGACTGGTGGGCTTTGCCTACTCGCATGCCTGACACTCACTTTATTCTTAATGTGAGTGATGGTGGCTTTCAAGTAGACGGTGCATACCGTCCTTATGGAACCTATTCTGGCGATGTAACTGCCATTGTTATTACTGCACAGATTCAAACAGATGGCACCGTTGCATATACATACAATGTAGAAGGACCTTTGCTAGGTAATGAGCGCACAGGTGCGCGATTAACAGATGGAACTATAGTAACTCTTGAGCAAGCAGGTGTAACCCAGGTTGCTGTTGTTCCTGTTTTGGAACCAACACCCGTGGTTCCTGTACCAGTACCACCTGCCCCTGTTCCAGAACCGCCTGTCGTAATCCCAGACCCAGTGCCAACTCCAGAACCTCAACCTCAACCTGAGCCAAGACCCCGCCCAGTGCCCGAATACGAGCCTCCAGTCCAGCCATCTGAACCCGAACCGCAGCCAGAGACTCCTCCAGAGGAGGCACCTGAGCCTCCTGCAGAAGAACCTCCTGCTCCTGTAACTCCTGAACCTGAGCCTGAACTTCCACCTATAGAACCAGACCCAGCGCCAGAGCCAGAGCCAGAAGCACCTGCTGTAGATGAGCCAGAAGAAGAATCCACTCCATTAGAACCTCCAGTTGTAAGTGTTGAAGATGTCAACCTTGAAAGTCTAGCACCAGATACCCCAGTAGAACTGGCAAATGGTGTGGTGGTTACAGCGCAAGTCGCAATGGCTGTGGAATTATTACAAAACCCAGCAGAATTTGTACAAAACTTACTTACCGACCCAATCGCAGCACTCACTGCTTTTGGTTCAGTAGGTGCTGACCTTCCCCCAGAGGTCCGTGAAGAAGCCGAGAAGGTGGTTGTTGCAGCCATCATCGCAGGCAACATCGCAACCCAAGCAGCAGCAACCGCTGCAGCATCAGCAGTGATTAGGAGAAAACCATGAAGAACTTTCTATCTGATATTGCCAACCAACTGTGGACTCTCCTCGGCATGTTCATTGCCTGGGTAGTTCTTACTGGCTCAGCCAAAACAGTGGTTGGTTATTCAATTGTGTTAGCCCTGATTGTATGGACTATCACTTTCAAACTACGCAACCCTAAGGAATAATAATGGAAACACTTAAGAGTGTACTAATGAGAATCATGGCTGTTATTGCAGCCGAAGCGCTAGGTGTTATTGGCGCTGGTTCACTTGTAGGTATTGAAGTATGGCAAGCAGGAGTCCTTGCTGGTGCACTTGGTGCAGCACGAGTTCTTGAAGCACTTGCTCGTTTCTACCTAGCAGACGGCAACTTATCAGCAGAAGAAATTAACGAAGCCTTTGCTAAGGTTGACAAGAAAGCGAGTGCATAGTGGGTCAGCGTTTAGATTTTATTGAGACAGCCAAGTCACAACTTGGTGTCATTGAAGGACCTAAAGATAATGAAACAAAGTATGGTGCCTTTACCAAGGCTAACTTCCAACCATGGTGTGGGTCATTTGTTAACTGGTGTGCCAATGAAGTTGGCTTGAAGATTCCTAACTGTGTGTATACACCAGGTGGAGCCTCAGCATTTATGAAGAAGGACCAATGGGAGAAGGCAAGTGATACTGCTCAGCCACTACCAGGAGATATAGTGTTCTTTGATTTCCCTGGAGATGGCGTAGACCGTATCTCACATATCGGTATTGTCGTTAAAGATAACGGCGATGGAACAGTTACCTGTATTGAGGGCAACACAGCCCCTGATAAGAAGGGTGACCAACGAAACGGCGGGCAGGTATGCCTCAAGGTTCGTGCGTTCAAGAAGAAGAACGGCTCCAAGTTACGCAAGTCACAAGCCGTGACTATCGTTGGCTTTGGTAAACCAGTCTTTAAATCATAAAGGAGAAACATGTTAGACACAAACAAAATCAAAGCGATTGCATTGTCCTATGCTCGTGCAGCAGCAGCATCAGTTATTGCTCTCTACACAGCAGGTCAGCATGACCCAAAGACACTGGCTATTGCCTTTGTTACTGGTCTAGTAGGTCCAATCCTCAAGGCATTGGATTCAAGTGCACCAGAGTTTGGTCGCACCAAGTAATACTTTAAACAGAGAAGCCCCTCGCTTAATTGCGGGGGGCTTTTTTGCTTTCCCAATCTTTATTATCTTGTGTCTTAAGACGGTGGCAGTTGGCACATAGGGTCTGTAGGTTTGATATGTCATTGTTTAAATGGTTGCCATCTATATGGTCAACATCTAATTGAGTGCGATGGACAGCAACAAACCCGCACGACTCACAATAATCTTTTTTATTCTTGTACTGACTAGAGCGATACAAGTTATATTTATTTCTACAAGACCAACCGTATTGTTTCTTTTTTAATCTTGTAGGTCCACAAACTGCACAGATACCCCATCGTTTGGCTGGGTTCTTGAGCAGCATCTTATGCTGCTGAGGCTTATCCGCCCGTGGAGTAGAAGCCCGTGGCATTAAACTTTACTGGTGTTGGTGTGTATACCTGGCTCATCAACTCTTGACAACAAGTTGGTACCCAATCGCTACCTATTGGTTTGTCTATCTCTTGTACCCCGCCACATACGCTGCATTTGTAATCATACTTTGCCATTGATTAACTTCTTCAAGGTGCTAATCCTACGGAGGCGAGCCTGTTGTTCTCTGACAACCCCGTATCTAAAACCAATCTTAAACATAATAGTATTGCTTAAGACATAAACTATAATTAAAAAAATATATTTCATTTCACATCCGCTGGAGTAGGAACTTTAACAAGGGCACCACACTCAGCGCACTCTGCATCTACAAACCACATTGATATATCATTATCGTCAAACATACAGCCCACCTTGAAAAGGCGTGAGCCACAGAAACACACATGAACAGGACCAAGACTTCGCATGTCTACTTTGCTACTATCTAGTGCACCTGCTCGGCTTAGCAGCCTCGCTAGTACTCTACTTAAACTGTTCAACACGAACAGCAGTGTACACAGATTTAATTACATTGGTGTAATTCACCTCGGCGTGTCGCATTTATAGAGCAGACATCGTGTAGTAGTCTCCTCTATTGAAGGAGAAACATGACACTTGAACTGGTTACGGGTAAAAACTATGTATCCCACTCCGCCATGTCAACATGGCTTGGGTGTGGATGGCAGTATTACCTATCCCGTGTAGTACATGTGCCCGAAGCGCCATCGTATTGGTTAGCAGGGGGCAAGGCAGTACATGAGTGCACGGAATACTACGATATAAAGCCTGAGGGTTTTGACCCTGTTGCTGTATTTAAAGAGCGATGGGAACACAACTACAAAATGGTAGACAACGGCATGCCTTGGCGTGCTGGTGGCAGGGCAACTAAAGCAAATCCAAACAAGGAAGATGCTGAGTGGTGGCTTGCTAATGGACCTAAGATGGTTGACTACTGGATTCAATTCAGAGAAGAAAGCGGTTGGAAAATTTGGGATACTCCCGAAGGTACACCTGCTATTGAAACTGAAATGAATCAAACAATCAGGGGCGTAAACATTAAAGCGTTCCTTGACCGAGTAATGGTTGCACCAACTGGAGAGTTGGTAATTGTAGATATTAAGTCAGGAAGTGCTGAGCCTAAATCTCAAACACAACTTGGCATCTATGCAATCCTTGTGGAGAAAACCTTTGGTATTCGCCCAGCACTTGGTAGTTATTTTATGGCTCGCACAGGTGAACTAACACAACCTGTTGACCTTTCCCGATTCACCGAGGCACGCCTTGGTAACTGGGTCAAGGGCTTTGAGATAGCAGTCACTAATAAAATCTTTATCCCAGCACCTGGGTTTATGTGTGGTACATGCCCTGTAAACTCATCATGCTATGCAGTGGGTGGAAAAGACTCACACCTTTATCCCGAAATACCTATAGGAGAAACAAATGACTGAAGCGCTATACCAAATCAATGTAAAGACACCTAAGGGTTCTTTACTAAACATCCGTGCATCATCAGAGGCTGAACTTGACCAAGCCCTTGATGGTTTAACACTTCGCATCTCAGCAATTGCTGACCTTGAGACAACCATTGATGCAGTATGTGCAATATCAAATGCAGGTCTTAAGCCAGAAATTATTAGCCACACTGCAGTAGCAGCAGTTGCGCCTTCATACGCAGCAACGGGTTACAAGCCAGCAGGTGTTGTGCCTGACTGTACATGCGGTGGTGGACCAATGCGCTTGGTACCAGCAGGTATCGCTAAAGCAACTGGTCGTCCATACAAAGGCTTCTATGCTTGCCCTAAGCCACAGGGTCAGGCTTGCCAGAACAAAGTATCCCCATAACAAATGCGCTTACTCAGCCGTGCTATTAGAACAGAGTCACGAGGAGGTGCCACGCTTCCTGTCGTGTGGCACTCCCTTGCTGCTCAACAAATAGCAGTCCGTTACGGCGAGGTAAGCATGATTGCAGGACCGCCAGGGGCAGGTAAGTCAACGCTTGCTCTGTCCTTGGCAGTCCGTGCAAAAGTGCCCACTCTTTACATCTCTGCAGATACACACTCACACACAATGAGCCTTCGCTTACTTGCTTTGTTAACTGGTAAGCCACAGTCAGAAGTTGAACCACTCATGGAATTGGATAGAGATTGGGCTGCACAAATGCTCAAACCTGCTGACCATATCTACTGGGAGTTTGACTCAGCACCAACACTTAAAGACATAGAGGATGCAGTACTTGCTACTCGTGAACGCCTTGGTGAAGATGTTAAATTGATTGTGTTAGATAACGCAGTAGATGTAACGATGGATTCTCAAGACGAGTGGGGTGGATTGCGTACCCTTATGAAGGAACTTAAATGGTGGGCTAGAGAAACTGGAGCAGCGGTAGTTGTGTGTCACCACACCAGCGAAGGCGTGTTAGGTAATCCATGTCCACCACAGAAAGCACTTCATGGAAAGGTTGCACAAACCCCATCTCTTATTCTCACAGTACATAACCAAGTATCAACGATGGGTGTATGTGCAGTTAAGAATCGTTACGGACCCGCCGATGCCACAGGTGGCACACCAGTATGGCTTTCATACGACCCTGCAAGTATGCAGGTACTAGATGTTGGACAACCTTAAGGAGATAAGATGGGCGAGATGATTGTTACACCAGTGGGTAGTCCTTGGGAACTAACCATTGCACAGAACGAGGGAGAAATCCCACCAGATAAAGTTAAAGATGAGATTGCAGTACCAATAGCCCCATTGTTGACTGACATCAAGGCACAACTAATGACAGTGCCAAGAACACTTACATATACAGTCGGATGGAGAGCACTTGTTTGGCAGAATAAAGAAACTGGTAGGTTCCAAGACCTTACGGAAGAACAATGGCAAGCCTATCAAAACGGCGGAATTGTTACCTTCGGAGCAGGACTTGCGGAAAGTAATGACGAAGATGCAAGTACCGATGGAGATACAGGAAGCCCTGCTTAGCGAACTACCCAATGTCATAGAGCAAGTTGAAGAAGCAAGTAAACAAATCTATGACCCAAATACTATTTGGTTAGAAGCAATGCAGTATGCAGATTATGTTCAGCAGTTGGCTAAGCACTTGCAAGAGAACCATGGACCTGATTGTAATGAAGCAATAGCAGAGCAGTTGATTAACCTTTCTGTTTCTTTTAAAGAAATGGGAGAGGGTGCACTACAAGCGATAGATGAAACGGAGGAAATAGATGGCGAATAGTAATCAAGAAACTTTATCTATTGGCTGGTGTGACAATGGCACGGTAGATGGCAAGTTTGCCGAAGGTCTTATGTACACCACGGTGACTGCACCTACTCACAAGATGGCAATTAACAATGCTTTGCGAGTACAAGGTAATCAGATTGGCAGGCAACGCCAAGCCCTGCTTGACATGTGGTATGACAAAGTAAAGACAGACTGGTTGTTATGGGTTGACTCTGACATCGTACTTACGACAGAAATTCTTGCCATGTTATGGAAGATAGCCGATAAGAATACAAAGCCAGTTGTATGTGGTACTTACTTTATCTCTAAGCAAATGGAAGCATCACTCATGCAACCTATGCCCGCTTTATTTACTGAGGTAAGTGAGTATGAGATTAAGTATCTTCACCCACTACCTAAGGATGAAGTAGTCAAGGTTGATTGTGCTGGCTTAGGTCTGACCCTTATGCACCGTAGCGTTGTTCCTAAGTTGCGTGCCATCTCACCTGACTACTCGGTCTTTGCTGAGAAGGAAGGACTAGGAGAGAAGTTTGTTGGCGAGGACATCGTGTTCTTTCGCAACCTAAAGAAGGCAGGCGTTGATGTGTATGCACACACAGGTGCCATTGTTAAACACATGAAACGCTTTTCCTATGATGAAAATTATTATGCTTTGTATTGGCAAGCAGCAGCAGTAGCAGAGAGGCAGACAAATGGTGACACAACAAAAGAGTAACAAGCGTAGAGGCGCAGCCTTTGAGATTGACTTGGCTGATTGGTTTGTTGAGGGTGAACATGATGCTCAACGCTTACCTCGTGCTGGTCGCAATGACATAGGTGATGTCTTTCTTAAGACAGTAAATGATTCGTATGTGATTGAGGCAAAGGCACCACGGCGTGACGGCAAGATAGATTTATCTGGCTGGATTCGTGAGGCTCAACTTGAAGCAGAGAACTATCGGATTGCTAAGAAGTTACGGATAGCACCGACCGCTTTAGTTATTATCAAGGCATCTAACAAGGGTATTGAGGAGGCTTATGTAGTTCAAAGGCTTAGTGATGCTCTTGCAAAACTCTAAGCATGACCTTGGCAAGGTGCTTGAACACTATGGCTTTGACCTACCTCAAGGTAAGCGTGGTTGGGTAACAGTACGGTGCGCTTTCCATGGCGACAGAGTAAAGTCTGCTCGTCTTAATACAGAAAACGGTGGGTTCCGTTGCTTTGGTTGCGACATGGCAGGTGATGTGTACTCAATTATTATGAAGAAAGAAGGGGTTACTTTCAATGAGGCTAAGCAAATCGCAGAGAGAATTACTGGCGAGAGCAACGGAGAACTACGCACAAAACATAGCGGAGATTCTTCCGTATCTACAGAGTCGCGGTATAACAGAGGAGACGGCGCGTACCTTTCACCTCGGCTTCGTAAGCAATCCTGAGGTTGGACATGAACCCTATGTCGGGAAACTTAGTATCCCTTACATCACTCCTGCTGGTGCTATTGACATACGCTTTCGTTCACTTGGTATAGATACAGCAGGACCGAAGTATCTCTCACGACCAGGTGCATCAACCCACATCTATAACATCACCGCACTTAACAGGGATGATGATGCCTTGGTTGTATGCGAAGGTGAATTAGATACAGTTGTTGCTACACAAGCAGGGTTCACGGCAGTTGGATTGCCAGGGGCTAACAACTGGAAACCTTTTTACTCTCGTGTACTTGCTGACTGGGATAAAGTTATCTTGCTATGTGATGGTGACAATGCAGGCAGAGAGATGGCTAAGAACTTAAGTCGTGAACTAGACAATGTGTTTCCTGTGTTCATGCCTGAGGGTCAAGATGTTAATGATGTATACCTACAAGAGGGTGCCGATGGATTACGCAAGCGAGTTGGTATCTGATTGGCAAACCTATCTTCATTTGATTTAGACTTTGGTTTTGGTCGGGTCGGGGAGCAGTTAGTTGAGGAACTGCTTACCCGCGGTAAAACTATTGAAGTCAAGCGCGACCGCAAGTGGCATGCAACTGGCAACCTATACATAGAAGTTGAGTGTTGGTTTCTTAAGACACAAAGTTGGCGTGCCTCTGGTATCATGGTTACAGAAGCAGAGTACTGGGCTTTCGTATTGGAACAGGGCGTGTTGATGGTACCTACATCACATGTCTTGTATGCAATACATAACTTTGGTCGTGAGATTACTTGCGAGATTCCTCCCAACAGAAGTAAAGGCTTCCTCATAACTGTTGATGACCTACTAAATGCTATGAGGAAACTAAAAGATGAGTGATAACAAAGAGCAGTTATGGGAAACCGTATACAAGTGTGCTCGCATGAGTGCATCTCGTTGTGTTCGCATCCATAACAATCTTGTTACAGTAGATGATGTATACCAACATCTTAACCTTTGGGCATTAGAACATTGGCATAAGATTGAGGAGTGGGAGTCACAGGATTCTCTTATCTTTAAACTCAAGCGCACATTTAATAACGAGTCACAAAAGTTTGCCGCTAAAGAGAGAGCACACCGCACTAAGTCTACGCCATCGGATTCTTTTTACTATACACATGAGATTCTTCAAGAGTTATTGAAAGATGTATGGGAGTACACCAACTGGGTTGAGTCTACTGTGCACCGCGATGGTGAGTTCATTAGTAAGAGCAGTAAACCTAGCGAAGGATTCAATCGTGAGGCTATGCTAAGTGATGTGTCTTTCGGTCTTAAGAAAGTACCAGAGCAAGATAGAATTTTATTGAAGCGCAGATTTGCAGAAGGTGGCACGGACATAGATGCCCTTGCCCTTGAGTATTCCATTAGCGATGAGGCTATGCGTAAGCGTGTCTCTCGTGCACTTACTAAGTTGCAAGAGCGTGTCGGTGGTGAGCAACCTCAATGGAACAACCGCCGATACAAGAAACAAGACAAGGAACAGTAATGGAAAAGACACTAGCAATACACCTTGCTGAACAGCGTGATGCAATAGCACAGCATGTTGCAGACATGACAATCATCTCGCATACCTCTGTTGATGTGCCATCACAACTTATGTTAAATAGATTAAAGGAAATAATTACTCAAGAGATAAGGAACCCTAGTGATAATTGGGCTTAGTGGATATGCACAATCAGGCAAAGATGCAACGGCTAACTTGTTGTGTCTTAATTACGAATACGAACGGCGTGCATTTGCTGACCCAATTCGTACTGGTATCTATCGCCTCAACCCTTGGGTCTCTGCATCCAATCGCGTTGCTGAATTAGTAGATGAGTATGGTTGGGATA